GTCAAGAAAGTCATTGACATTGCCCTCAATGATGACCATCCTATGCAGATGGCTCCGCTCAAACTGTGTATGGAACGTGCCTTGCCTGTCAGCCTGTTTGAGAAGACCTCTGCCCAGCGCAATGCTGTCAACATCACCATCTCTGGCATCGGTGTCGAGGTGAAACAAGATCAGATCGTTGATGACCAAGATATTGAGGACGTTGAACCCAAATGAACTGGCTGATCACACTGCATAAGCAAAGCCACCTGGAAACTAAGCAGGTCTTAGTCAGCGCTAAGAATGTTCACTACGCTGTGAAGGCGCTAATGGCAGAGTACCCCGAATACTCTAGTGCCGACAAGATTACGATCTGTCCGTCTGAGATCATCAATTTCAAGCCAGACGATGAGTGATCTGAACTTCTCTCTCCTGCCCTGGCAGCAAGATGTCTATACAGACCCAACCAGGTTTAAGGTAATCGCTGCTGGCCGTAGGTGTGGGAAGTCTCGACTCGCAGCAACCATGCTGATCATCGAGGGGCTTAGATGTCCACAGGGTTCTGCCGTGCTGTACGTCAGCCCCACTATGGGTCAGTCCCGTCAGATTGTCTGGGATCTCTTGCTGGAACTGGGGCGGGAGGTCATCCAGACCAGCAACGTCAACAACCTAGACATCACCCTGATCAACGGCGCCAGGATCTACGTCCGAGGTGCTGATCGGCCAGATACCCTGCGCGGTGTGTCGCTCACCTTTGCCGTGCTGGACGAGGTTGCCGACATCAAGCCTCAAGCCTGGGAACAGGTTATCCGAGCCTCCCTGTCGGACAAGAAGGGCAAGGCTATCTTCATCGGTACGCCCAAAGGCAGAAACTGGTTCTACGATCTGTACAAACTGGGCACCGAGGGAGATGATAAAGACTGGAAAGCGTGGCACTTCACCACCAAAGACAACCCTCTGATCGACCCTGATGAGATCGAGTCAGCCAAGAAAACCCTGTCTAGCTTTGCCTTCAAACAGGAATACATGGCCAGCTTCTCCAATGCTGGCTCCGATGTCTTCAAAGAGGAATGGATCAAGTACGGGGAAGAACCGCAGTATGGCTCGTACTTCGTGGCCGTTGATCTGGCGGGGTTTGAAGAAGTTGCCAAGCAAGCGGCCAACGCCAAGAAACGGCTCGATGAGTCGGCCATTGCGGTTGTGAAGGTGACGGACGATGGTAAGTGGTTCGTCAAAGAGATCGAGCACGGGCGCTGGGACATCCGCGAAACAGCGGCTAAGATTTTGATGAAGATGCGCGACTACAGACCGTTGAGCGTCGGAATCGAGAGGGGGTCGTTGAAAAACGCTGTTTTGCCGTATTTGAGCGATTTGATGAGAAAAAACAATGTCTTTTCGCACATTGTTGATCTAACGCATGGCAACCGCAAAAAAACAGATAGAATCGTGTGGTCCTTGCAGGGCCGGTTTGAACACGGCAGAATTGTGCTCAATAGCGAGGAAGACTGGGACGTGTTTGTAGACCAGCTACTGATGTTCCCGTCGCAAGGTGTGCATGACGATCTGCCCGACGCCTTAAGCTACATCGACCAACTGGCGGTGACTAGCTACTTCGAGCAAGAAGACAGTGACGAGTGGGAGCCCCTCGACATCGTAAGTGGTGTGTAACATTTTAGGAGTTAATTATGGATAAGTATGATCCTGCTGAAATTGATCGCGCTGTTCGTAGATCTGTAATGAAAAAAGATCCTTTCTATGCAAGATCATTGCAATCCAATGATCTTGGAAAAGGTAAGTCGATGGATGCCAGATCTATGCAGTCAGATGTAGGCCAAGCTGTTCCAATGCCTGAAGTTAACACATACCGGCAATATTTGATGGAAAAGGAAGCCGGTGATCCTAACGCCCTAAATCTTTCTTTCCAAGAATGGAAAAAACTTTGACTGATTGAGGTGTGCTATGGATCAAAACGAGTTCGATGAACCATCAGAGAACGACAAAGAGCTAACCGCTTTCGTTGTCGATCACTGCGACCGCTGGCGCACATACAGGGACACGAACTTTCTTGATTCTTGGCTAGAATATGAGCGTATTTTCCGTGGCGAGTGGGCTTCGGAAGACAAAACCCGCGAAAGCGAACGCAGCCGCATTGTGACGCCCGCCACGCAGCAGGCAGTCGAGACGCGGCACGCTGAGATCATGGAGGCCATCTTCGGCCAGGGCGAGTTTTTCGACATCCAAGACGATTTGAGGGATGTTGATGGCAATCCGCTCGACGTTCAGATGCTCAAAGCGCAACTGATGGAGGACTTCAAGCAGGACAAAATCCGCAAGTCTATCGATCAGATCGAATTGATGGCTGAAATCTATGGGACGGGCATCGGAGAGATTTTTGTCAAGACCGAAAAGGTCTTTGAGCCAGCCACCCAGCGCATTCCAGGTCAGCCGCAGCAAGCGGCCATCGGCGTTGTCGAGAAAAACCGCGTCGCCGTCAAGATAAACCCAGTCAATCCTAAGAACTTTTTGTTTGACCCCAATGGCACCAGCATTGACGACTGCATGGGCGTGGCGGTTGAGAAGTATGTCTCCATCCACAAGGTGGTAGAGGGCATTGAAAAGGGTATTTATCGCAAGGTCAACATTACTCCGACGTATGAAGACACAGACCTTGAGCCTACGCAGGAAGTAAGCCAGTACCAAGACGAGAAGGTGCGTCTACTGAACTACTACGGTCTGGTGCCCAAGGAGTATTTGACCGAAGAAGACAGCGAAGTGGTTGAGTTGTTCCCTGACGACTCAGCGGCTGAAGACTACACCAACATGGTTGAGGCCATTGTGGTGATCGCCAACGGCTCAATGCTGCTCAAGGCTGAAGAAAATCCGTACATGATGAAGGACAGGCCCATCCTGTCTTATCAGGACGACACGGTGCCCAACCGACTGCTAGGACGGGGTACGGTGGAGAAGTCCTACAACATGCAAAAAGCGATTGACGCTCAGGTCAGAAGCCATTTGGACTCTCTGGCGCTGACGACATCCCCCATGATGGGCATGGACGCCACGCGACTGCCCAGAGGCGCTCGCTTTGAGGTCAAGCCGGGCAAGGCGTTCATGGTTAACGGCAACCCAGCCGAGATTTTGTTCCCGTTCAAGTTTGGTGAGACAAGCCCGAACAACCTCAATACGGCCAAAGAGTTCGAGCGGATGCTGCTGCAATCGACCGGCACGCTCGACAGCCAAGGCATGGTCAGCCAAGCGGCCAGAGACGGGGCGGGGATGTCGATGGCGGTGGCCACGATCATTAAGAAGTACAAGCGTACGCTGGTCAACTTCCAAGAGGACTTCCTGATCCCATTCATCCAGAAGGCGGCGTTCAGGTATATGCAGTTCGACCCCGAGCGCTATCCGTCGGTGGACATGAAGTTCATTCCGACGGCCACGCTGGGCATCATCGCCCGTGAGTACGAGCAGCAGCAGTTCATTGGTCTCTTGCAGACACTCGGGCCAAACACACCAGTGCTGCCGTTGATCCTCAAAGGCATCTTGAATAACTCCAGCTTGAGTAACAGGTACGAGTTGATCTCGGCGCTCGATCAGATGAGTCAGCCAGACCCGCAAGCCCAACAGATCGCGCAGGCGCAGCAGCAACTGGCGCTGCAAGCGGCTCAGGCTCAGATTGCTGTGCAGACCACGCAGGCCGAGCAGAACAGAGCAGAGGCTCAGAAGCTGCTGACCGAGGCTCAGTTGATGCCACAAGAAGTTCAGGCTAAGGTCATTGCTTCGACGACTAAAAACTTGCCGCAGGGCCAGGAGGCTAGCGAGTTTGACAAGCGGGTCAAGATCGCTGAGTTGATGCTCAAAGAGGCTGACATCAAGAACAAAACTAAGATCGTAGAGCTTCAGATGACCGACAAATTATCGGCAGCAGCTAAGACAGAAGAAGACTTCTTAACCGAGTTGACTGAAGGTCTAAAGCAAAATGCCTAATGTTAAAGACCTGTTGAAAAAGATAGAGTCTGGCGACCTCTCCTATGAGGAGAAGTTGCTTGCTCTATCGCAAGTTGAGGCCACTCTAAAAGAACTAAAAGAAAAGAAAGAGCAGCGCGTCAAGTTTAATGTTCAACTCATCATTGATGAGATTAAGAAGATTAAATATGAAGTTCAAGCCCAACTTGATTATGCTAAGTCGATAGTCCCAGAACGTGGGCCAAAGGGCGATCCCGGTGAGCGCGGGAAAGATGGCGTTTCGGGGCGTGACGGCCTTCCTGGCAAAGACGGGAAAGACGGCAAAGATGGCAAAGACGGTAAGGATGGCGTATCCGTTACCGATGCCAAAATTGACTTTGATGGCAGTCTTGTTATTCATCTGTCATCTGGAAAAGAAATCAATGTGGGAGAGGTGGTTGCTCAAGACCTTGCTGAGAAGATCAAAGTCATTACAAATGGCGGTGGAACCTCTCAGGTTGTTTTAGATACTCTGGCTAGTTTACAGACGCAGATTGACGATTTAATCCCAAGTCAGTCTGGACAGTCAGGTAAATTCCTTACTACTAACGGCTCTGTGTTGTCATGGTCTTCTGTTGCTGGTGGTTTAAGTTATCAAGGAACGTGGAAC